CACAGATTACTCAAGTGATAAACTTGCTTTTCGTTGGATGAGGTCTACAATTTAAAAAATAGAATATGAAAATAATTATAACAGAAGATCAAGATAATCAAATTCGTTCATTTATACGACGACTTAGTATTGCAGATAAGATTATTTCTGAATTAAACCCTAAAGACATTTGTAAATATTGGAGCAATACCGAAAACGATGCGTTATTTTATTCTGATGATGTTATGGGTGGGATTGTTGGGGAAATTAATACCTCTATTAATAATAATACGTATTATAACAGTGACCTATATAAATTTTTTGAGGATATTGGTTATTACGACAAACTAATAAAATTTTTTCATAATGCTTTTGAATCATGCGAATAATCATAACTGAAAATCAGAATAATAACCTTCAGACGAAGTTAAAAGACTTGGTTAAGGATTATGGGTGGGAAGCAGCCTCAAAAGCTATTGGGGGATCAAATAAACTTGCTAAAATCGCATTTAATAATAACCCAATGGACTTCCTACATCTATTTGATAATTTGGATGTTGTTCAGAGCGAAAAAAAACAGGATCGGACATTATTTAGATATAAATCAAAGTATAATTTAATGGTTTACGATAGAGAAAATAATAAAGTTTATGTGTCTTATGATGATATTTGGTTAGTTTTAAGTGGTAATTTTGGGATTAACTATTCTGAAATACAGGAACTTATAAAGGAGTGGTTGGATGAGGTCTACAATTTAAGGGGAATAACACCATATGGACGAACAACTTCTTTTTTCGGTGGAGGTTGGATGAGGTCTACAATTTAAAAAAAAAAGGGAAGATTACTCTTCCCCACTTTTTAGATCGTCAATGAATTGACGGACTCCACCACCTTGTTTTTAAGTTACAAGGAAACTATAATCTTTCCATCCAAAAATAATAATTAGTTCCATTACCTGAACCCATACTAATGTCCGTAAATTTTAATCCAGTTATAATCCCAGCATTTAAATTACCTTGATATATCGTCCCACTTATATTACCATATGGTGTAAAATTAAGAGTTAAATTATATGTTGACGATGTCGGGTAAAAAGAATAAGGTGATTCAAAACCATTATAAGTATAAGAATTAAAATCTATAAATTCAATTGTATCGTTACTAGGAATGTAATTTCCAAATTCACCAACCCTATATTGGTTTATTACCCAAGTTTGACCCGCCAATGAATATGGAATACTTTCAATTATAGTATCTGTAATAATTGGTTGGGGTGGAAGTGGCGGTGTAATAGTTGCCTTCTCACACGATAATGTAATCATCAAAACCCCAATAAAAATAATTAAATATATTTGTTTCATAATTTTAAATAGTTACCAAAGATTCAATTTTACTTTTAACTTGGTCAGTTAATGATATTTCTTTTACATTAGTAAAGATAACTGATTCTTTCAATATCTTATTTGGAATGTGAACCAAGAATGTATCTCCATTGAAGAAACTTAAATCCTCATCCAATACCAATGATCCGTGTACCATCTTCAAAAATATTTTGAATTGTGTCTGATCCATAAATGTTTCGTTGATTAACTCTCCGAACTTATCATTTATTACTTTTATATTAAAACCTGCTCTACTCATACAACAAAGATACTAAATTATTTCTCAATAACAAATTTCTTACCCACTTTCTTTAGAGTTCCAATAAAATCTGTTTTATGGTCAATACCACCCCAAAAACCAGAACCATCACTCCATACTCCTTTCTTGTTATTAACGTAAACCATTTCATCATCAAATGTAATGTAATCAGGTTGATCATTCTCCGTCAAAGCGTAAGCTCTTGTCATCTCTCTACTTTCAGATGCTGAGTAAATATAATTCCAATTTACATTACATAGAAATGTTGCCCGTCCAACAATAACAGGATTACCATCAATTGTTGCTTTCTTATTTAATGATTTTTTAAAGGTGTGAATGTAAGTTGACATATTTATATTTTTTAATTTATTCCACAAATATACAAATAAAATTAACACGGCATAAAAAAATCCCATAAATCTTTTAAAAACTTATGGGATTATCTTTTGATTAACCATTTAATAAGCGAGAAGAGGGATTTTGGTTGTTTTTGTATAGTATAAATATACCAAAGTTTACAAATAGTTTAATTATTTTAAATTATTTAACACAATTTTGTAAAATTCACCATTTTTTTCCTTAATAGGTAAATCATCAACACCAAAATAACCACATTCAGTGTGTTCACCACCATCTTTAGCCCCTTCCAAATCAGGATATATCTCCTCATTAACTTCAAGACTATACACATACATAAAACCTTTTAAAAATGATCCGTCTTTATTAAACCTATCAATGAACCCAATTAGATTTAAATCCCCACTAACTTTATGATTAGTTTCTTCGTAAAATTCCCTACGAGCGGCCTGTTCAGGTGATTCACCATCTTCTATTCCTCCACCAGGTATTGACCATACACCAGGTAATGTATTATCGTCACTTCTTTTACACAACAATACTTTATCGTTACATTTAACCAATATCCCTGAAAATCTTTTATTTTTTTTCATACTTTTTATATTTATATAATATGGAAATAATAATAAACAATAATCTATTCAATGTCAAATCCGCAATTACAGAAAAGGATGTTGAAGAAGGTATGAAAAATAAAAAGTTTAATGATGCATTCAATGGAATGTTATTCATAATGAACGAAGGAGTACATTCTTTTTGGATGAAGGATTGTATAATATCACTTGATATTATTTTCATATCTGATGGTAAGATTCAAAAGATTTACACTAATTGTCCTCCTTGCCGGGAACAAGACGATACGAAATGTTCCCGATATGAAGGCGTAGGTGATATGATATTAGAAATTAATGGTGGTGACACCATTAAATACGATATCGTTGAGGGTGACTCAGTTCTGATTACCGAATAAATTTAACCCACTGATTATAGTGGGAGTTCTTTTATTTGATTTAACGACTTGAAATGATTAATCCTTACCTCAGCGATTTGTTTGTAGTTTTCACTCAACTCAATACCTAACCATCTACGTCCTAATATCTCAGCAGCGACCAATGTTGTTCCTGATCCCGCAAATGGATCTAATACTACATCGTTTTTGTAGGACAATATTTTGATTGCTTTGGTCGGAATGTCCATGGAAAAAGTGGCTTTGGTGAGTGATTTAGTATCTGCAAAGTAATTCCACTGACCAAAAACAAGCTCCATAAAGTCCTTCTTATCTGTTTCTTCATATACAACTTTTTTCTTTAATGTTCCATCCTCCTGTTCAATTTCAGTTGGAACTCCTTTCCATTGAGGTTCTCCCTTAGTTAACTTTTTAGGGCTATGTTTATATGCGAGGATAAGACATTCTTTTGGGTTATAAATATATGGTTGACTACAACTCATCCAAGACCCCCAAGCGGTTGTTTTACTACGATGAGGACTATCTTCCTCCAAATCAATAAGTCCAAACCATTTATAACCAACTTCTTTCATTATATTCCAAATCTCCGAAACAATAAAAATTCTACCACCTCTATCTTTTAGGTTTATTTCAAACGGAACATTAACACATATTCTACCATCATCTTTTAATAATCTAAACGCACCTTCCAACCATTTTTTGGTGAAGTTTAAATATTCGTCAATTGTTGTATTGTCATCATAAACATCATAACTAATGTTTACCGAATATGGAGGACTCGTAACCACTAAATCAATTGAGTTCTCAGGAAGATTTGACATAACTTCCACACAATCCCCGTTGATAACCTGATTCAACATTTCTTCTATATTCTTTGTATCTTTCATAATATTCTTTTTTTATTTATTTAATTAATTGTTTCTAAATAATCCCACACTTCATTTGAGAACTCCTCAAAAAGGTCTCCGTCCTTATCATTCGTTAAGTCAACCATAGATTCGACAACACAAAAATCAACAATTGTTTCAAGTGTCTCACCCAATGTTTGTTCATCATTTTTTAATCCTTCATATAGATTAAGGATTTGATTTTTTTGTTCTTCTGTTAATTCCATATTTATTTATTTTCTAATTTTTCAATGTGATAATCTAAATAAAATTTAGCCTTTCTTAAATCCTCTAATTCTTTGGTCGGATCTTTCTTTCCCGCTCTTGAGATATACTTTACCGTATTACCTAACGAGAACCCTAACTCCCAATTATCAATAACTTTGATTGCTTCATATGGGTTTGACTCTCCACCATAATGTTCAGGGTGATTTACTTGTTCCATATTATTTATTTTCATTTATATATTTTATTATTTCTTCCTTTGTTTTCCCTTGATTAAACATTCTATACACATTAAGGGAAAAATCGTCTTTTAAAAACGCAGCGTCAACATCCAAATATTTTTCAATATTATCAATATGACTTAAAATGTGTTCTTTTGTAAATATTCTTTTATTGAAACCCATCGACTTTAGATTCATCGGTTTGTATTTCCTTTTGGGTGTTAATTAATTTTCTAATTTTTCTACCCAAGTCCATATCATTTGGAGTATCATTAGCGATGTCTTCAATTAACTTTTTGATTTTTATTTTCATATTAAGAATTTAATTGTTCCTTATTTTTTTTGTAATTTTCTAACATTTGAGTTTGATTAACATAAGTAATCAATTTTCGTTTGAATAATGGAAGTAAGGTTTCATTAATCGGATAATCACCCACACATACCATTTCAAATATAGGTACCTTAGTTTCAATTTCTTTATTCCACTCACTAAATGTATTTATAATTTTTGTGATAGTCAAGTTGGTCTTTTTGTCCGAATAAATTAAATTTACTAAAGTTTTACTTTCAGGTGATTTCTTATTAACAGATTTTATCTCATACTCCCAAACATAAAATGTTTTGTCTTTTGGATGGATATAATAGAAGTATCCTTTTTTTTGTAGGACTTCCTCTTTATTTTTTTTAATTTTTAGAATTATACTATCAAAAACAATTTCCCATACAGATTTTGCAATATTAAAATACTCCAACATTCTTGGGGCACTATAGGTTAATATTTTTGCAAATTCTTGTCTTTCTTCAATACTTAATTCTGGTATTTCTTTTATCTTAAGATCTTTCACTAATAATTCGTCATCAATCGTTGCGAATTTCTTATCAGTATAAATGATTTTTTTATCTTTAATTAATGTTTGAATGTTCGCTAAATGTAATGACAACTCAATAAATCCTGGATATAATTCCATATTATCAAGTTTTTCTCCCATCTTTTGAAAATAAGAAAGTAATTTATATTCTTTATGTTCCTGATCAATTGGTTTTTCAAACATCCATTCGGTGTTCATTAAAAACTCTATCTTTTTTTTTCTTACCATTATATTATAAAGATAATAAATTTTTATTATTCAGTAAAGATATTATTCCACTCTTATTACAACATAAGTTGTACCATTGATGTCAATCTCGTTGTAATTATTATCATATGAACTCAAGTCCCCATAACCAATTTCACTTATCATAGAATCTTTTAATTTGTCATAATCAATAAAATTTTTAGGTGACATATCATATTCCTTTAAATAATCCATTGGGTCATTTTCAATTTCATACATTTTATCTGAAACAATATCCTCAATTTCATCTTCATCC